AAATATATCAGCATTATCTTGCATTCTATCATCGCCTTGCATTTCTTCATATTTATCTTCTAAATATTCTTTATAAACTAATGGATTTCTTAAAGGGTTAAATGTAAATGTTTTTCTTAAACCAGCTCCTTGATTTAAATCATATAAACCTAAAGCTGGTATTCTATTTATAAAGTTAACACTTTTATTAATTGCTTTAAGTGCTTTAGTCATAAAAACACTTCTTTCTTTTTGTGGTAATTTTGTAATCCATGCTGGATAATTACCAGCTAAAAAGTTTTTCTTTGCTGCCTCTATAAACATTCCGTAATCATTAAATAACATTAAATTATCTTGAGTTAATCCAAATCTATCTAATAATCTTGCTGCACGGTTAAGTATTAATCTTTTATGGTTTAAAGGTCCGTATATCATATCAATAAATAAAGCAGCATTTTGTGAAGCTTCTTTTAAACTTGTATCAGCAGCTTTAGCTAAATTTGAAGGAAGTTGTAACATTTCTAAAACATCTCCCATTGATCTATAAACATTAAAAAAATTAGCATCAAATAATTGTAAAAGTGCTGATCTATTTGTATTTAAAAAAGTATTTAATTTTGCTCCATTTAAAGTACCTGATCTTAAAGGAGTTCCTCCTATTACTTGTGCAGCTTTACCAAAAAAACCAGTAGGAACAAAAACATCTCCACCTACATCTTTCATCATTCTTTGAATAAAAATTTGACGAATTTCTTTTACTGTTCCTGCAGGTAAAGCTTGTAATAATTTTGTAAGATTAGATTTTTTAGTAAAAGCTGGAGAAAGAATAAACTCAACTATTTCTCCAGGACCTTTTGCACTTAAAGCACTCCAATCTCCAATACCATTTAAATATTTACCAACAGCAAGATTAATGTCAGCTACTTCAGCCATAGAATCATCTAGAGCTTTCATTACACTTTGAGTGGATTTTAATTTACTATAATCTTTTTTTCCTAAAATATTTTCATAATTTTTACCAAATTTTGAAAAGAATTCACTATGACTCATTTTAGTTTCTGTACCTTTAGGTACTACTTTATTAAAATAATTTCTATATAAAGCTTCTTTTATATTACCTACAACTCTAGGAGGTATTACTCCTGTACTAATTAAATCACGTAATTTCATTGATTCTACAATTGAATCATCTGTAGTATTTACAAGTTTTTTAAATAAATTTGAACTTGCATATCTTAAATTGTCTGTTCCTTCTTTAGTAATTTGATTTCCAAAATCATTAATAAAATTATTAAAAAAACTTTCTCTTTTTAAATTTAATAAATTTAATTGTTCTTTAAATGCATTAGATAATTCTAAATCTCCTGATTTTATTAAACTTTCTTGAATATTTGCATTTATATTTTTACTTAATTGTATATAAGCACCTTTTTTTGTTCCTTTATCTAAAGTTTCAATTACACTATTAACAGCATTTTTTAAAGTAACTGCATCTTTTAAAGTCAATTCTTTAGTTTTTTGTAATACTTCAAAACCTTCTTTCATAACTTTTAATTCTTTACCTGTTTGAGCAAAACCACCTTTATTTAATACTTGTAAAGTTCTATATAATTTATTACTTGCTTTAATTTCATTAATTTTTTTAGCTGAAGTTTTTTTAGTCCATGTTTTTAATTTTGATGGAAATAATCCTTTTTTAAAAGTAAATGCTTTAGCATCTTGATTTAAAATTTTAATAGCTTTATTTACATTAAAAGGAATAATATCTGTATTTTTAGCTATACCTTTTGCTATAATATCATCTAAATAAGATAGTTGTGATTCTAAAGATTTATAAACATTATCTAATGTAACTCCAAATTCATCTAAATATTTAGCAGCAGAACTACTTACATAATTTCCTTCTAACTCAGCTACTTGTTTTGTATTTTTTAACAAAGCTAATTCAGCATTTTTAATTCCGATAGCAGCTTGACCTTCTATTTGGTTAGTTATATTAGCTATAATTTTATCAGCTTCTTTATTTCCTACTTCAGATACTTTTGTTGTTTGTTTTAAAATTTTATCTTCAATTGCTTTAAAAGAAGATTTAGCTTCTAGTCTTGCTACATTATCAGATAATAAAGCTCGTTGTGCAGCACTTCCTTTTTTAATTAATTGATCAGAGTTTAAAATAGCTTTACCTACTGATATTGCAAAATAATTATCTACTTCTGCTTGAGTAAAGTTAAATTCTTTTTTCATTTGAGCTTTAACTTTATTTACTTCTTTAAACATTGTGGTATTTGTTTTACCTTCTGTTTCTATAAATTCTTTAATAGTGCTAGTGCTTAATTGATTTTTACCTAAAATAGTAGGAAGTATTAATTTAGCACCTGCTAAAAATACTCCGGTTGCAGCAGCATCGATGGCTGCATATTTCATAGACATATCAATAGCAACTTTATTAAATTCTTCAGGTGTATACAAATCGTTTTGTAAACCTAAGTGATAATAACCATACATTAGTCTTGCGTATTCAGTAAAACCAGCACTTACAGCAGAGCCTGCAACAGTACCTACTGGACCTAAAGAACTTCCAAAAGTACCACCTATTATTGAAGCAACGATAGGAGCACTATCAGCGGCAGCATCTTTTAAATCATCCATAGATAATTTAGGAGAATCAACAGCTGAAAACATATTAGTTCCACCTAATTCTTTTGGTATTCGATAAACTAATCCTTCCTTCTTTCTTCCTTCATAAGTTAAATCAACAGTTTTAACTTCTATTTTATCTAAATATTTTGCAAGAGTATCTTCATCATATTTACCAGATTTAGTGATTCTTTCAATAAGCATATTTTTAATATTATTTTCTTTAAACTGCGCTCCATCTAAACCAAATCCTAAATTAAATCTTATTTCGCCTGTTAATTCATTTTCTTTATCAGCTGTGTATCCATTTAATTCATATAAAAGTTTAGCTGGTATATGACCACCTTGTGTTTCTATTCCAGCACTATCAACAAGTATTTGTTCATTTATTTTTTTTGCTTTGGGTTTAGAATTTATAATTAAATCTAAATTAACACCATCGTTAGCCAAATATTCTTTATCAATTTCGTATTCTGATTTACCTTCATAATCAATTGTTTTAGTATCTCCTTCTTCATATGTTCCTGTTACTATTTTTTTAGCATCTTCAAGAGATACGTCTGCTTCAAGTAATTCATTAATATCTTTTTGCTGATCTTCGGTAAATTTAACTTCAGCAACTTTTATATTTTCAGGTTCTTTTATTTTTACTTCGTCCGTTTCCGATATGATATTATCGGGAAGTTTAATATTTTCTTTAATAATTTTTTCGTTTTCAACCATATCATTTTTCACTCTGATTTTTGGTATTTGGTAATTTTTTCTTTTTTAATATCTTCTTTTTTCTTTTGAGCAGTTACAAAAATAGTAAATGCATCCATTTCACCTTTTACTTTTTGAGATTTTAAACTTTGATAATAATAAGCTGTAATTAAACCTGCATCAGTTACATCTTTTGCACTTCCTTTTCCATATAATTCTTCTATTGTAGAAGTAGCAACAGAATCACTTTCTCTTAATTTTTCAGCAATCATTTTTTCTGAACCTAAAATAGATTTTCGTTCAAAATATACATCATCATTTTCAAAATATAATTTTGCAAGGTCTCTACTACCCATATAGATTTCTTTAGCTGCCATTTCAACAGCGATCAATCTCATTAAAGCTTCTGGTTTAGAACCTATATCACCTTTAGTTTGTAATAAAGTATCTATATCTTTATTAGATACTGGATATAATTTTTTAACTTCTTGAACTACTTGTTGAAAAGTTGCAGCTTGAAATAAATCATTGAATATAACTTGATCCTCTAATTTCATTTCACTTCCATAATCTTCATCACTAAATTTTTTTGCTAAAGAATTATATGCTTCTTCACCACCAGGTATTTCTGATAAAAAAGCTTTTATATCTGAAAATGTTTTATTAAGAATACCAGTAGGAAGTTCCTTTCCATCTAAAGCAATTTTTTTAGCTAAATTATATCTTTCTGATATAGGTTTAAATTCTTTTAATTTATCTTTATCAGCTTTTAAATACTCAGTAAAAGTATCAGTAAGTAGTGTTTCAGTTGAACTAGGATATCTTCTAGGTTCTTTTTTTTGTGCTTTTATTTTAGCTATATCTTCAGCAGCAAATTTCGATTCAGCTTTAAGAAGTCCTTCAGAAATCTTACCTAAAGGAGATTTAGCTTGAGAAAGTGATGTAATACCAGATGAAGAATTTATAATTTCTAAACCTCTTAATACATTTCTTCTTTTATCTTTATCATCCCATACTTCTTTTATTTTATCAGGTAACTCTGTAGCAATATTTTCAAAAGCTGAGCCGATAGCTGATGTAAACTTGGCAAAACCAGTTTTCTCTATCTCTGGTTTTGGCTTTGGTAATATAATTTTATCACTTAAAGCAGCTCCGCCATCAACTTTTATTTTATCCTCTACTTCTATTTCATCTTTATCATCTTCTACCTCTTCATCAACAATAAATTTACCTTCTTCATTCAGTTTACCAAATTTATAATCTCCTTCATCATCATATATCACTCCCCAATCTCTATTTTGTTTTTTCCAATTATCAGGATGACTATCTATATATCGAGTATCATCTTTATTTTTATCTGAAGATTCAATGTCCTCGTACATTTCTAAATTTTTTATATCTTTAGGATCGTATGTATCTTTTAAACTTGCCATTATAGCTCCTTAAAGTCTACATCAAGTTTAGAGTAATCTACCATTAAGTATCCATCAGCATTTACACTTGAAGCTTGAGGTACTTGATGAGCCATTACACCTTGATATGTTTTATTATCATCTAAATATTTAAAGTTATAAATATTAATTCCCATAGGAGATTTTCCTACTAATTTAATATCTTCTTTCATTCTTATATCAGATAATTGATATGCAGCTAATCCTGCACCTGCTACTTGACCAAACATACTCGGTCCACCTACTGGTGTTCCAACTGATCCTGATCTTTCTTCTCCGTAACTTCTTATAGGTGCACCTGCTAAAGCTCCAACCATTTGTCTTATTTGTCCAGCAGGATATTCTCGTTGTTCTATAAAATCTCTATAACCTTCTGCAAGACCAGCTTGTTCTATACCACGTGCTTGTTGACCGTAGGCTTGAAGACCTTGTGAAGCTGATTGTAAAGCTCCTATCTGAGTAGTTGCACCTTGCAGTTGTGCAGCTCTATCTTGAGCAAATCTACTTGCACCTGATTCAAAACCTGCTTGTCTTAATCTAGCTGATGTATCAGCGACTGAATCTAAATATCTTTCTTGTCCTAAAATATTTTCTATACCTTGTCTTTCTCCACCAAAAGCTCCAGCTCCTACAGCTGAAGCATCCATAGCTCTTTGAGATTGTCCATAAGCATCTCCTAAATCTGTTAATGCTCCTGAAATAACTTGACTCTCATAAGGATTAGCATAAGCTTGAGCTGTTGCTGTATCATAAGTTTGATTTGCAATATTAGCTAATTGACCAGCTTGAGGAATTATTTGATTTTTATAAATATTTTCAGCTTGAATCTCTGAAGGGTCTAATTGAGCTATACGTTGACCTTGATAAGCAGTATAAGGTTGACTGAAAACATTTTCTGCTGTTCTTAAAGTTCGTTCTTGAATTTCTTTAAAGTATTCAGGTATATCATAGCTAGTCTGTGACGTGCTAGGTGTCTGTACTACTGTTGTGCTTGGTTTGAATATACTACCCATTGACTATATAAGTTCCTCCTATAACTTTAAAACCTAATTTAATAAAGGCGTTATTTTTTCTTTCAACATCTTTACCTTGGAATATTTCACATATAGCAGTAACTTTATTAGCTAATGCATACTCCTTAAATACTATCATTAAAGAACGAAAAATGCTAAACCTTCGATGTTGTGGATTTACATGTAACCATAAAGTTCTCATAAACTTTTTATCGCTATACCACGTTTCATCTACTGTTGCAGCTAATGTTCCAACAATAATATTTTCATATTCTACTACTATAACAAAACTATTCTTAATGTAAAATACTATATTTTCTAATGCTTTTTTATTATTGGTATTTCCAAAGTTAAATGGAGCCTCTATTAACCATGTTTTTAATAGCTCTCTTATTCGAACAGCATCAGAAATCTGTGCTTTTCGTATTTTATATTTATCTTTTTCCATCAGCTCTTAAATTAACTCTTAAAGTTCCAAATCTCCAATTATCTCCTACTGCTGTATTTTCTATTTTAATATTAGATTGTCTACCTCGAATCCTTGTATTAACAAAAGGCGTGGTATTACTCACAGTGACAGTTTCTCCAGTAGTAGTATTACCATAAGGATAATCTCTAGTAGTTAAAGTAATTAAAGCATCTCCAGTCTGATTTTGAAAATCAGGTATTATTTTATTTATAAACATAAATTGTTCTCCATCTGCTAAATCACCATCACCAGATTGAATATAGGCTGTTAAAGCTGACCCATCAGCATCTACACCATCTTCCATTCTATAAATTAAACTTCTACCAGCTGTTAAACCATTAATTTGAGAAAAAGTATTAGCTGTAGAATTAGCTGTATAATCACTAGCTAAAGGATTTAATTCAACTCCATTATCTTGATATGTACTTCTATTCATAGTTCCAAAACACCATGAATTTTCTAAATAATTATATACTACATATCTATCATTTTGATCTGAAGAACTAGAAGGATAATACCATATTACTTCAGCGAAATTAGAATTTTGTGCAGCATAAACTTGAGCATATTGAGCTTTATTTATATTATCAAATATATGATTTAATACAGGACAAGGTATTTCTTGAACAGTACCTGCATATCTAAAGAATTGTCCGTCAGACATCCAGTAAGCTATATCATCTATTACTATTGCAGAATTCATACCTACAGCTCCACAATCATTACCTAGTTGTCTAAAACCAAATATAAAAGGAGGACCAATAAAAGACATTGATTGCATTGTAGTATCAGTCCATACTAAAATAGTTCCTTTAGCTGGTTTAGCACATCTAATTTCACTTCCACCTGCTATTCTTTGTGATCCCGCAGAGTTAGTTACATTAGGAGTCCAATAATTATATTCTTCTTGATCAGACCAACGAATAAAAAGTCTATCTTGAGTTGAAGTATTTCCAATAGAGGTTTCGGTACCCATACATACAACATGTCTAGTTTCGGTAGATATTATTGATAAAGTAGAAGCAGTAGGAGCATTAGCAATTACTGTAGCTCTATTACCTGTCATTCCACCAGAAGTATCCCATTCATAAGTTGCACCATCTTTTTGAGTAATAATTAAATCTTCTCCCCAATTATTAATAGACCATAACCTTGCATCAATAACTACATTAGAAACTGCTCTAGGAGTTCCCCACGTACTTGCGCCCCACGTACTTGCGCCCCA